CGTGCTCTTGAACCTAGCAGTCTGACGCGCGTTGATGACATACTCTCCAGGGCTGAGCATCGCGGGAATCGTGTCGGTACCCTTAGCAACAAAGCCGCCATGCGCGAAACCCGCCGGGGGCGTAGTTGGCGCCAGCGTCGCGGCGTCACCAGTCAATCTTACCTGGGCGGCAGCGGCAGCATCTAACGCAGACGTTAGGCGTTCGAGTTGCTGCGCAGCAGTCTCGGCAGCTACCCCGGTCCCAAGCAAGCCCGCCTGCGCGCCAGGCTGCTTGGCATTCAGATTGTCAAGGGCAGTGGTCGTCTGTCGAATCTCTTTCTCGGTCTTATCGAAAGCCTTCGACAGTCTATTCTGCTCAACCGAAGCCAAGTAAGCCTGGTCTATGAGTTCTATCAACTGTTTCGTCCACTTGTCGCTCGACTTTTCGGCGGTGTCGATTTTGGCGCTCGCCTCAGAGTATGCCTGGCTCAACTCCGCGATAGTGATTTTACCTTCGTTGAAGGCGGCGACCTGCGCGGCAAAGCCTTTAGCCGCGCCTAGATTCGAGCGGTCAGCGCCCGTATTTCGGAATCCTGAGGGGCCAGACGCACCGTCAATAGTACCGGTAGCAGCAGACGAGACACGCTTAGCTTCTTCGATCTTAGCAATGCGCGCTTTTTGCAGCACGCCCGAGGCTTGAATCTCTTTAGATGCATTAGTCTTCGCGTCAGCGAGTTCCTTAGTGATCGAACTAACGTTAGCCTGTTGCTCCTTAGCTTTCAAGAGAAGCTCAAGGGCCTTACGCTGCTCTTGAATGTACTTCGTCCCGGTCAGGAACTCGTTGACTGACTCTTTGTTTGCGTCTCGAATCTTCTCAATCTTTCCAACGATAGCGTCAAACTCAGAGAGAGTGCCGACGCCGTCTTTGCCTTTACCGAAACCGGTGAGGTCGCGATAAGCAGACTTGAGTTCAGAGGCTTGGGCCTCCGCTCGCGCAAGAGCCTCAGCCTCTTGAGACTTAAGTCGCTGATTGCTCTGGACCTGAGAGTCGAGATTCTTTGCAGCTTCGCCGGTCAGCTTGGCAATAAGACCCGCAAGGTCTACGCGCCCACTTTCAACCTTTGCCGCCTCACGCTGGGCCTGAGTCATGTTGCGCTTACGGTTGGCCTCCTCAAGATCAGACGCCTTGATCTGAGCGGCGATGTCTTGAATGGCTTTGGCCTGAGTGGCGAATCCGACGTCTTCGGAAGTTGGCGTCCGTGTCGTCGACGATACCTTGCCTCTGGCACTACGCCTTGTCACAGTCTCGGGCGAGATCTTGTCTACGAACCGACCCTGCTCAAGCTGGGCTTTCAGGCGCAGTTGCTGGGCGAGCAAAGTCGCCTTTTTGCGTTGATGCTCTGTTGAGTCTGCATCGAGCTTGTTGCCTTCGCGGCTGAGGTCGTTCTCGATTTCCTTCGCACGCTGGAGGAACTCCATCGCGACCTTGAACTCGCTCATGGCGTCGTCAGAGCCTAGACCCTTGGACAGTGAGGCGTTAGCCAAGGAGGAGCCTTGATTCACAAGCGCACGCATCTTCTGCGCAGGTGAGAGCTTGTCGATGCTACTCTCAAAGGCATTCAGCTGCATCTGCCTGCGGAAGTCGAGGGCCCGGCGCTGTGACGCGTTTATCTCTGAGTCAAGCTTGCTAATGCTTGCTTTGATTGTCTGGATCGTATTCTCTACCGCGCCAATATCAGATTCGAACGCCTCCCGAAGTCGACCAGTTAGAGACTTGTAGAGATCACCCAGGCTGTCAGTGGTCACTGTAAGTGCCGCGTTGATCTTTGACGCCGACTCAAGCTGGATTCGGTACTGTTCATCAACAGCAGCGCGGACCTTTTCAGTGACCTGATCGTGGGCATTTTGCTGCGAGCGGATGTTATCGGCAGTCTGTCTCTCAAGACTAGCGTAAAGATCAGTATACTTGTTGCGCAGGTTTTCGGTGTTCAGTGCGACAGCAACCAAGATGCCCGCAATAGCAGCCAAGCCGACGGCGATAGCTGTAACTGGATTTGCGAGCATAGCGAGAGTCAGCGCGCGCATTGCCGCTGTAAATCCACCCGTCACACTGGCTGCGAGCAGGACGACAGTCTTATAAGTCAGATAAGCGACACCTGCCGCAAACAGCAACTTCATCCCATTAGACACGACCACCGACAACCCACCGAAGACATCAGTGACCACCAAGATGCTTTTGTTGATTTCCTGGCCCGCGCTGATGAAGTTCGCTTTGATTTTGTTCAGTTCGATGTCTAACTTCTGGCCTGCCGACTCATAGGCAATCGTCACAGCGCCAGCATACGAGACGCTAGAGTCTTTAATCTCGGCAAGATCCCGGCTAAAGTGCTGTAGACCAATAGCGCCAAGGCCGACCGCACCACGGAAGCCACGAATCTCTGTAAAGAGCTGACCAAGGCGTGCAGTGCCGCCCGTTTCAATCTCTTTGCCGATACGCTCAAGAACACCCGCGAATCCAAACGCAGCAATAGCGGCCTCGCCAGTCTCAACACCCCACACCTTGTACAGGTCCTTCATCGCCTCGGTAGGCTTGATAAGCTTAGTTACAAGATTTGTGATCTGAGTTGTGGAGTCTTGGAAGTTAACACCCTGCCGCGTGAGTGTCGTGACTGAGGCGAGAGTCTCGTCAAGAGACATTCCAACCTGGGCAGTCATGGTAGCAAGACGACCAAAGCTCGCCGACATTTCACCGGAGGTCACACGACCCAAGTCAATAGTCTTGAAGAACTTAGCCGCGAGCTTCTCGGCATCCGCCGCACTGAAACCAAACGAGTTGATGGCTGACGAGAACAGGTTGTTCGCCTGCTCGACCGTACCGCCAGCGACCTTGGCAAAGTTAACTGTAGTTGCAGTGAAGCGTTCGATATCCGCAACGTTGTTGCCGATTTGATTGGACAGGGCGGTGTGGAATGCCTTGGCCACGTCCAGAGTGTCGGCACCGTAGGCACCAGCTAGACGAAGAACCGAGCCTGACCACTCATCAAATGAGTTGCCGCTATTCTGCGCCAAAGTCCGAATCTGCGAGATCTGGATTTCGAAATCGATGGCGGCCTGCGCACCTTCTCGAAAGCCTCGCACAATTGCGTCAAACGCGCGATAAACGGCGTGGGCCTGGACGATACGAATCACGCTCGACCACGCCAGAATCGTTTGCTGGGAAGCACGCTGTGCGGCCTGTGCGATTACGTTAGCAGCCTGGCGAGCAGCGTTGCCCATGTTCTGATTCGCAGTAATGACTGATTGTGCCGCGTTGGCAACAGTCCGGCTCAACCCGGTGTACGCCTTGGCTGTTCCTGTTTGCACTTGCGTGAAGATCGCGAGCATCTCCTTTGCAGACATTCCGGCCTTAGCTGTAACCTCAGACAGGCGACCCAGCGCGCTTTGGTACTTCTGAATCTCGGCGGTATTCGCGTTGCCGGGCACACCAGGCAACGAGGCTCGCACTGTGCCAACTGCAAGATTCGCAACTCGGGCCGAGTTGATTTTAGCGAGACGCTCCTGTGCTTGCGCCAGCTTATTGGCCGCCGCAGTTGTGTCGCGGTAGCTATTGCCAACTACTTCGAGCCCGTCTGCCGTCTCTTTCATTGTCTGGCTAAATCGCCGACCTGCTTTGTCTACAGCGGTAAGTGTCCGAAGCGTGGTTTCGTTCTCGGCGTTGTACCGCTCGGTAAGGCCAATGATCTTGTCAATATTTGTGTTGATGTCCTTGAACTTCTGGATAACCTTGTTCGCACCGCGCTCGAACTCGGTAGGATCTAGGCCGTAACTGAAATTATTATCTGTCACTTGTGTCTCCGGCCGAAGGTGATTGAGGTACGGACAGTAGAGTCTTCGATAATCTTAGGATCACTAAGCAGCTTGTTTCGCTCTAGGTACGCAAGAAAAGCGGCCTTGCCAGCCCCAAATGTATTCCACGGTGGCTGCTTCTTATCGGGACCATAAGGTCCAACCCCTAATCCGAACTCATTTAACGTGTAGTGTATGACCCCTGCTTCAAACTCGAAAGTGAACTTAGGGTACTTACTGACAAACTTATAGCTGGATTTCTCCGCACCCGTGCTAGGATTCTTTCCTGCTTGGGAGCGCGTCGGCCTAATGGGAATAGCCACACGCAGCATCCTGCCTAGCGGGATAAGCGCACCGGCAGCCTCACCAGTCTGAACTGGTATATTAATAAGCACCGCACGGACAAACTCCCGTGCGGCGTTACGCATTCCAACAGCCAGCGCCTCTTCGATTTTCTTAGTCAATTTACCTTTGACTAGTTCGATCTTGTCGATCTTTCCGAAGAAGCGTGGCATTTACATACCTTTCGCGCCGCCTGCTATTTGAGCAAGCTGCATGTTTGTTTTAGATTCCTCGCAGTCTCGTACCTGGCTGTATGCTAGCAGTAGTGCTCGCATCCAGGGTGGGTTCTCTTCCCACGTTGCTTCAATGTTTGGCGGCCGAATCCCTATCCGTTCGCAGGCTCGCCAGATGGCGTACTCGTTTGTTCGGTAGTCAGGGACAACAGCTTGCTTTGCTTCTCCGCCTGAGAAGCTAAAAAACGGTTGCGAGCCTCCTCGACCTTAGATTCGTCGAGGCCATTAGCCGCCATCACACCTTGAATGAGCCGACCGACTTCGGCCTCAGTGAAGCCATCAGTTGCAAGCTCGTCTTTGTAGTTGAGCCACGTCTCGTGCTTGTTCAAGTCAACCGTGTCCCAGGTAAGGCCGGGCGTCTGAGCCAGACCATTCAGAATCAGCCAAGCGAACTTCTTCTCGCCCCAAATGCCAACGTCGGCGAGGAAGAACTTGTCGCTTGGGTCAGCCTCAGGCTTCTTGCCAGGGCGCGTGATATACGGAGGCACGGGCCTCGGGCAAAGCTCCTCGAATGGCTTGTACGATAATACAGCCCGAGCCTCGAAAACGATGTCCCCGTAATGCCGAGGAATCACAATCGTCTCGATGTTCGGGCCTTTAACTTCTTGTCCATGGAACTTCATGGGAATACTGCTTTCTTGGTATGGATAGTAGAAGAGATTACAGGGTGCCGAGATTGCTGTCAGACTGCGCACTGCGCACAACAGTCGCCATCTTGGCATTACACTTGCCGCTCACGTCCAAGGTACCGGCCTTCGGGTCGTGGCTCATGCTCTCCCAGCGGAAGTCGGGCAGCGTGATCGTCTCGAAACCGAGGTCCGAGCAATCGGGGTCGAACTTGATTTCGATGTCGATAGCGTAAGGCGAGCAGAGGTCCGGATCGCTCGACTTCCAATTCAGAGTGGCTGCGACGCCGATACGCTTGAGGGCTTCTTCTGGAGTCGGAGCGAGCGCACCGGTCAAAGAGCGCAGCCACTCCCAGCGAACCGTCAGCCTCACATCCATCGGGACTTCATCGCCAGCGCGAACGCTGTCGATTTTGCCGCGATCCATGTCATAGAGGATGTTACGCTTTTCGTCGTAGGTGATGGTGCCTTCGCCGATTTTAACGACGAGCACCTTGGGGGTTCCAGTACCATCCTTGAAGGAAATGGTACACTTCTTGAGATCAATAGTACTCATGGCCTATAGGCTCCTTAAAATGAGGATGAGTCGAGATTCACTTCGTAGTGTCCCTCAACGGTTGCTTGCACAAGCGACTTGTCTGGACCAACCTGGCCAAAATGATTTACGCGTAATTGGTTGGCTCCCTTATACTCCTGCACGAGCGACATGCAGTCAATAACCCTCCCAGGGTCGTCAACACCTGCCAATGTGCCGAGCTTAAAGATGGTAACATCCGTAAACGCAGCGCGAACAGCACCAACAGCGCGATGAATAGGCAGTATATCATTCGCCAACATGGTGCAGCCAACTAGAATGTTTACCTCAAGGTAGACTCTCCAGGTGGTCGTATCGTTCAACTGAGTGAGGTAAGGACCATCGAGACGGAACTCGACCCACTTAGTAGTCTTGTCTCTCCCTTGCATTCCTTCGGCAAAGAACGCCAGATTAGCAGCGTCCATCTTTGATTTAAAATGCTTAAGAAAAGACTGGAAGATCCACCGCTCTAGGTGCTGGCTTAACTGTGTCATTCTAGCCCTTCTGCGGTGATGTCTGCCTGAGACTCGACAGTGTGAATCTCAAATGGTAGTGTGCCGTCAACGTAAGTTGCATTGACGAGTATTACCTGCGAGGGTTCCCACACTTCGAACGATTTCAAGAGATAGTGTTTGTGATTAAAGATCAAGAAGTCATTGGGAGTCAATTCAAATCTAGCAGCGATATCTTCGGAATCAATGAGAAAGTATCGGCTACTCTTATCGAAAGTTCCTCCGTAAGTGAAGTTCTTGTTAGCTGCCACATAAGACAGATCATATGCGAAGCTACGCTCAGTTTTGGTAGGCATCATAATTGCCTTCCGCAAACTGTACTTTCTAACAGCCTTAACAATGGCGCCGGTGTCCGGATTAACAGACTCCGACAACCACTTGTAGACATCGCACGGGCGTCCATACCGCTGCTTGAGCCGGTACATAACCTGTTTGATATACCGCAAATCGTTGTCGGGCTGCATTTCAAGGTCCTTGCTTAGCTTTGAGTTCGAACACCTGCCGCTCAAGTACAGTGACCTGGGTGGCTAGGTCCCTCAGTCGTGGCGAGCCACTAATCTCTAGTGCCGTGAGTCTCTGTTCATGATTGCTCAAAAGGATATTCATTTCCTTTTGGGTTACCACGATCTGCACATTTGTCGTCACAAGGAAACGCAAATCAGAGCTTACGGTTGCCGCCCACCAAACACCCGCCGCGAGAGCGCCTATTGCACCCAATGCAGTCGTGATTTTGATGGCTGAGTTCTCTAAGAATGTCGTTTCGCGTTGTGTAGTCATAATTGGAAGGCACCTACTCTTGCGAGTAGGTGCCAGTTTCCATTTAGGCCGACAGCAGCTGAGCGCCGAGCGGGTTGTCGAGCTTGGCCAGACCGCAGAGCATGTCGATCGTCACCAGATGGCCCTGCTTGTTGCCGTCGTAGGTGATGACGACGCGAACCGCCAGACCGTTGTAATTCACAACGGCGCTGAGCGCACCGGTACCCTGACGGGGCTGAGCCAGCGGACGGCTGACCAAGGCGAACGCATTTTTGGTGAACCCGAAGTTATACGCCCCACCAGGCATGGTGTTGATGTTGTCGTTGTCGGCGATCGCCGCGACCAAGGGACGGTCGAGGAGAATCGTCTTGGCGGTAGCATCAACCTGCACAACCACATACTTCGTCGCCACGAGCGCGAAGGTGATGATCTGGCCAACCTGCGGGTCAAGGACAAACGTGTCGTACACAATTTCCTTGGCAAAGCCGGCCGCGTAGCCCGCAGCCAGATTCACCTTGCCAGGCGACAGGACAGTCACGACCGCGTTGTCCGCGACGGCAACAGCCAAGGGCTGACCGGTGAAGGTCAGAACAGTCGGAGTACCGGCACCGGTCGTCGCAGTAACCTGCTTCGGCTGACCCTCGCCAGCGATCGAAATCCAGCTGCCGTTCTGGATGGCGGCAGAGAAGCCGTCAACCGTGATGGCAACCAGACCAGCAGCGGTGCTGACCGCATTGACCGCGCCAATGACCTTATCGGCACCGGTGTTGGTCGACGACGGGGTGTTCTGGCACATGTAGATATCGAAGCCGTAGCGACGAGCGATGCTCGCCTCACGGAGTGCGGTACCGTCATCGCCAATCTTATCCGCACTGGTGAACTTGTCGAGCTTGAGCAGCGCAGCCTCGGCG